TAATTACAATTGTAAAATTGAAATTGATAAAGATAATTTTTTTAATAATTTAATAACTAGATGTAAAGATATTATTGTTAATAAAAAAACAGAATTTTTAATTTTAGAATCATTCTTATCGAATTATAATAATAATGTTATTCTTACAGGTATTTTAAGAGGAGGTAAACTAATAGTTAACAATAATTACTTATTGCATTTAAATAATCAAATTATAGAAATTAAAATAAAGTCCATACATTTAGATAGTAATCCGATTAATAAAGTATCAAGTCCAAATACTGTAAGTATATGTATTGAAAGAAGTTTAGATTTACTAAGACAAGATTATATGGGTATAATAAGTGAAGATTATTTAAATAAAATAAATAATTTTAGTCTGACAAATAACAAATCAAATATTGTTTATAAAGATAATAAAATTATTAATATTAAAGACTTGAAAAATTTATACCAAACAAATGATAAAATTTTTTTAGTAGAAAATGGTTATGGTGAAATTTTATAAGTTAAAAAGGAAATACAGGTGAAAATGGTGTAACTCCTGCAACTAAAGGTGTAGAACCAACAGGACTGAAAACGGAACCTAAAGGATTAACAGATACAATTTTGGGAACAACGATAGCAGGGGTTTCTATAAAAGTGGTTCTAGGGTATTCTTTAGTATCATAAGTAATTTGAGGTGAATAGGGCCACATATTAGGTTTTAATGCTCCTGAACTATCTGCTGACCATGTGGTAGGAAATAATGAAATACCAACTTTATCTTTAGGACCATCTTTATAATATTTTAAATTAGCTTTCATATATCTATATTGATCAGTTAATATAAGACTTGCTATATTTACATCATAATTTAATTTTACATATTGTTTTACAGCATCTTTAAAAGAATCTGCTGAAATAGCCATTGGAATAGGATAAACTATTTGGAAACTCATATTAATATAAGCTATATATTTTTTTAAAACTTAGTAAAAAAATTGTAAAAAAATATACTAAAGGTTTATTATATTATATTATAACCGATGGGTATAAAATGCTTATTAAAATTTATTAATGAAACACCTAAAATTATTAAAAATGTTGATAAGGCAAGTTTGAAAAATAAAAAAATTGCCATTGACATTAGTATAGTAGTTTATAGAATTATGATTTCTGTAAGAAATTCAGGTGCTGATTTTACAAATCAAAAAGGTGATATTACATCACATATATTAGGATTATTTAATAAAACAACTGAACTTTTGCAAATGGGAATTATTCCTGTTTATGTTTTTGATGGTAAACCTCCTTCTTTAAAATATAAAACAATTGAAGGAAGAAAATTAATTAGAAAAAAGGCTTTAGAAAAAATGGATTTAGCAATTAGTGAAGAAGATAAAATTAAATATTTTAAAAGAAGTTCTCAAATAACAAAAGAACAATGGGACCAGTGTAGAGACTTGTTAGATATGATGGGTGTTCCTTATATTAATGCTCCAGAGGAAGCAGATTCACAATGTGCTTATTTAGCTAAAATGGGTTTTGTTGATTCCGTTTTCACTGAAGACATGGATATTTTAACTTTTGGTTCACCTAAAATTATTAGAAATTTAACATCTCATAAAGTTGAAGTATCAGAAATAAATTTAGTGGATATATTAAACCAATTTGAATTAAATTATGAACAATTTGTTGAATTTTGTATTTTATTAGGTAGTGACTATTGTTTAGGTATTCGTGATATAAACACAAATGATCTCTTAGAATATTATTTGAAATATAAAAATCTAGAAGATACTTTAGAAGCTTTTAAAAAAGATAATATTAAAGTTCCTGAAGATTTTAATTATGAAGAAATCAAGAATTACTTTTTAAATCCACAAATTACAGAGGTTAGTAATGAAAATATTATGTTAAAAGAACCAAATATTCCAAAATTATTAAAAAAATTGGTAGAAGAATATGGGTTAATAAAATATTTAATTAAATCTAAATTAGATAAACTATTGATTTATTATAAAAATATTATTGCATAAATTATCAAGTATAATAAGGCATACCTGCTGTTTTTCTCATTGAACTAATTGTTAATGTTAAAGGATTTGCTTTAGAGAATCTATAAATATCACCAGGGATATCTAATCTAAATAAACAATTTTGAGTAGGTAATTTATTAGAATTACTTCCGTATTCTCCCAAATTAGGATGTTTTTGTACCCAATCTACTACATGAGATACTGAATTATTTATTTCTTTTACTATTTTATATGAACCCATATAACCAGATGCACCACCAACATCACAATATACTGCACCACGAAAGGTAGCACTATTTCCACTTACATCTATTTCAAAAACTACTCCACGAGCTTTTAGTCTTCCAGAAAAACTTTCATTATCATATGCTGAAATTATTAAATTTCCTGGTATTAAAGGAGATATTAATGTTTGCCATCTAGCATCATGTTGAGCATTTGTTCCATTGTATTGTGTTCCATCATGAATTTCGTCGTTAATAGTTAAAAATTTTGTCAAAATAGGTGTAATTGTAGTAAGAAATAATTGACCATTTGAATCTAAAGCCCAATCTAAATTCTTTGTTTTATAATTAAAACAAGCAATTGAACTACAATTTCTAAAACTGCATAATATATCTCCAGAAATTGGATGAACATCAATTGAATTAACATGGAAAAATTCTGGATCAGTAGAAAAAAAATAATCTTCTGAATAAATTTCAAAGACAACATTTCCACTAGAATTTTGTTCTTGAATATAAAAAGCACTAGGTCCACCATAATTAATAAAAATCATATTACCTTTTCTACTAATTGGTAATTTAATTTCTAATGCTTCATGAACATCCCAACCAACATTACCTAGGTAACGAGTATCAGGTTTAGGAAAAAAATTAATTTCTTCTAGTGTTTCAACATTAATAACAGACCTACATAATTGTGTATTAAATACATTAGTTACAACTTTATTTGGCGCATTTCCCAAAAATAAAGAACAAATTTGAGGTATTCCTAAATTATCAGGGTCTGAATTAGAACGACGATACCAAACTGGTGAACCATTTTTATCAAAAATATACCAAAAATAAGAACTAGGAAAGGTTAAACTTGTTAAATAATATCCTGGTTGATATAAAATTGGATTTATTATTTGAGTATCGGCTAAATAAACTCCTGGAGGTAATATTCTTACATAATAAATATTATAAGAACTATCAGTTATTTTTATTAATTGATTAGGATAAGCGTTTATAAAAATTTGTGATGAAACTTGATTAAATTCTAAAATAAATAAATTTTTATTAATATAATCTTCTGCATATGTACTATAATCTGAAATTAAAATATCAAATGCTGGTAACATATTATTAGTTTCACCAATATTATCATTATAAACAGATAAATCATCAATTAGAATATTTAATTTTAAATCTATTTCATTAACTGGATTCCATAATTGATGTAATTTATTTTTTGAATCAATATAAAATATATATTGTTCATTATTAATATTAATTATATCATAAGCTGAATTTAAAACTGTTGTATTATTTACATTTATTTTTGTTGTTTGTACAAGTTGAGAATTATTTAATGTTAATTGAAATAATTTATTAGAAGTAGATAAACAAACTAAATTTAAGCTGTTTTGAAAAATAAAGATTTTAATTTCATTAGCTTTATATTTTGAATTTATAAAATTAAATTTTGGTTTATTTAATCCAAGATTTACCGAAGTATAAAAAATAGTATTATTACTAAGTAAAAATATATATAAACTATTACTAAAATATGCAATTCTGGGTTTTGTATAGTTATTATTTGGAAATGTATAAATTAAATTTGCGACGGGAGTTGCATCAGAAGTTGGATATGTAGGATTTTGTTCATCTAATGAATGTGCAAAAGTATATGAACAAATTGCTATATCATTTTGTCTGGTATAAATTATATATAATATATCATTCACTAAAGTTGCACTATAATCACCGGGAATATAATCCGATACTAATAAATTACAATATATGCCTTCAACAAAATACCCATTATAACCTATTTCATAAATAGAATTATTTATAGTAAATAGACATATACAATTATTACCATCAGTAAATTTTTTTAAAGAAAGATTGGTAATAGTGGAATCTAAATTTGATAAATTAAAGACACTGGTAAAACCACTACTGCAATTTAAATATAAATGTGTAGAATCATAGTAATATAGATAATAAATTATAGATGTATAATTAATTACACTAAGACATACTAAATCTATAAATGTATTATACATTGTAACATTAAAATTATTAAAATTCATATTAGGATCTCTTCCAAATGCATATCTAACTTCAAAATTTGTTTGATCATAATAAAAAATATTTAATCCTGGAATATTATTATTTGATATATCCAAAGCAAAACTTACAGAGATAACAGGAGCTAAAGTTGTATTAACTTCCCCTGAATAGCCTCCATTTCCATCTTTTACAATATCAAACCAATTTCTATTGTTGGTTAAAGATGTTTGAATGTTCGTGTCCATATACTTAATATGATTTTTTAATAAAATCTTCTACACTTTTTTCTGTAAAGTCTGTACTATTACCAAAATAGATTACAAAATCTAAAAGTGGTTGTCTTCTTTTTTGTGCTTCATAATCTAAATATTTATTTCTTATTGGAAATATAGTTAATCTAATTAATTTATCAAAATAATGATCCATCATAGAATTACTTTTTCCGCTATAATTATTATATCTTTCTTCTGTTGCATAATTCCATATATCAGATATAGTTAAACATTTAGGAGTAGTAGAAACAAATAAAGGATTATTAATAGTTTTTCCATATTTAAAACATCTTGTAATACCTACCATTCCAATAGCTTCTAAACGATCGGCATATCTAGGAATTAGCATCCATTCTTTTCCTATAACATAATCTGGAATTCTATCTCCATTTTTAGAACTTGAAACCAATGAAACCATTGTAATAATTTCATTAATATCATTTTCATTTTCCCCTTCTAATACTAATTTTAGATTTTCATATTTTAAATTATTTGGAAAAAATTTACTATCATCTGCATCATGTAATAAGGCTGCTAATAAAATATTTTTAATTTGTTGTTTACTAAGATTGAATACTTTATTATTAATATTAATTGAATTATTCTCAATATTAATACATTTTTTTGCATTTGCCATTACCATAATAGCATGGGAAATACCATGAGAAGAACACACATCATTCATTTCTAAAATATTTTTTAATTTATCTATATAAATTTCATATTCAGACATATGTATTAGAATGTAATATTTATTTATTATAATTCAATTTTTATTCAATTATAATATTTTAAATTTATATGTTTTATAATTGTCCTTTAATAAATTGTCTTGTTGGTGTCATTGTTGCTGGTCTGGTTGTTGATGCCATTGTTTGAGCCATTGTTGGTGCCATTGTTGCAGGTCTGGTTGTTGATGCCATTGTTGGTGCCATTGTTTGAGCCATTGTTGGTGCCATTGTTGGTGCCATTGTTGGTGCCATTGTTGCTGGTCTGGTTGTTGATGCCATTGTTGGTGCCATTGTTTGTGCCATTGTTTGAGCCATTGTTGGAGCCATTGTTGGTGCCATTGTAACA